ACAGATGGTACTGCTACATTAAGTAGTGGTGCATTAACAGGTGCAACTAACGGTACATTTAGTGGTACAGTAACTGGTGGTACATTAACTGACGGTACATTAAGTGCAAGTTCAGGTGCAATTACAGGTGCTACAAATATCACAGCAAGTGGTACTGTTCAGTATGGTTCATTAAGCGATGGTAGTATTACAATTAATGGCTTTGTTGACGAAGACAACATGGCTAGTGATAGTGCTTCACTTGTTCCAACACAACAATCTGTTAAAGCATACGTTGATGCACAATTAACTGCTCAAGACTTAGACTTCCAGGGCGATACAGGTGGTGCTCTAAGTATAGACTTAGATTCACAAACACTTGATATTGCTGGTGGTACAGGTATTGAAACTGCAGGTAGTGGTCAAACATTAACTGTTACATTAAGTGATACAGCAGTAACTCCAGGAAATTATGGTAGCTCAACTGCTATTCCAGTAATCACTGTAGATCAACAGGGTAGATTAACATCTGCTTCAACAGCAAGTATTTCTACTTCTTGGACATTAACAGATGGTTCTAACAGTGAAACAGTGAATGGTGGTGACACAGTTACTATCCAAGGTACTACTAACGAAGTTGATGTTGTAGTAGGTGCTACTGACACAGTAACAATTGGTTTACCAAATGATGTTACTATCGGTAATAACTTAACAGTAACTGGTTCATTCTTATCGGATGACATTACATCTTCATCAATTAGTATTGCAGGTGATGCCACTATTACTGGTAACTTAACAGTACAAGGTACGCAGACTGTAATTGAATCAACAACTGTACAAACTGAAGATGCAATCTTCCGTGTAAACAGCAATGGTGCAAATACAGACGCTGGTTTCGAAGCAAACGCAAATGGCACAATCAAGCAGATTCTTTATACATCTGTAGGCCAAGAGTGGGACTTCGGTTCAGAAAATGTTAAAGCAAGTACATTCGAAGGTGACTTAACTGGTGATGTAACTGGTAGTATCTCAGGTGCAACTGGTACATTTACAGGTGCAGTTACTGGTGGTTCATTAACTGATGGAACTGCTACATTAAGTAGTGGTGCATTAAGTGGTGCAACAACTGGTGCATTCAGTGGTACAGTTACAGCAAATGCGTTTAGTGGTAACTTAACTGGTGATGTAACTGGTGACTTAACTGGTGATGTAACTGGTAATTTAACAGGTGACGTAAGTTTTGGTACATTAACAGACTCAGGTGAGAGCATTGCTATTACTAAGTTTGTTGATGAAGCAGATGGCATTGCAAGTAATGATAACGACACTAGCATTCCAACCTCAGCGGCAGTCATTGACTATGTTGAGAACAATGGTGGTGACGGCTTATTACTTAGACAAGCATTAACTAGCGGTAGTACAACTATCGATACTAGTGCTATGCCAAATATATCAAGCAGAACTTACTATGCACAGAAGATTGTAATCAAGATTGGAACAGCATTTAGTGGTGGTTCTTTCAACCATATTCTTGTTAAAGAGAATGCAGGTAGTGGAACAACATTAGTAGCGGCTGATGACGCTGATGCGGCAACAGCAGGTACTTACATCATCGAATTAGATGGTGACGCAACACTAACTAAGAATGCGGCTGTACAAGTCCAGTTCATGCAGGCAGATGGTACAACACCAGCCACAACAAGTGGAGGAGCAGGTACAATCTCAGTACATTATAACTATGTCTAATTAATTTTAGATAACTAAAAAGGGCAGTTTAACTGCCCTTTTTTTTGACCTTAATACCAAGGATTGTTAGTCACATACTTAGGTAAAAATCTTTCCTTTTCACTTGGACCAAAAGCCTTTGCTATACGGTGATTCTTTGCCTGTGGGCTTAACAATTCTTTAGTAAGATCACGTTTGACTGCACGTTTGAAACGAGCAACTTCGAATTTAGTCATGTCAATCTCCTAATGAAGATTGCGTTCCTTCAGCACCATTGCCTACTTCCGTCCCAAAGGGATGAACGTAACAATGCGTTCCTTCGTCACAATTGACTACTTCCGTCCTATTGAATAGGATGAACGTAATATTATTTATACTTTTTCGTTCACAAATGCGTACAGTTTTCGTGCTTCAGCAATTACATCTTCTGATGAAATTTCAATAACAGGTGCTTGTTGGCCTGCTCTTTCTTCATCACTTCTTGAGTAAAATGCGTTGGTTTGTTGGTCTCTGTTTTCTATTAAAATAGATTGAGCCATTCCTAAGATATCGGTTCGTAGTTCGAACCCACTTTTACTTGACATAGTTTTCTCCTTGTGTGTCAGTGTGTGTATGTGCGTAATTGCACATTAATATTTATTGTTAGGATTCTAACTGTACAATTTTTATGGCTTCTTCTACAGAGTATGGACTGGACTCTGCCATTGGTGGTTTGGTTTCATAGATATTCTCATACTTCTCAACCATGTCAGCATTGATTTGTATGAAAGGTTTTTCTGCTTCTGGTACATCTATCTCATCATAGATTGCATCTACTGGACATTCAGGTACACATAATCCACAATCAATACATTCGTCTGGATCTATAACCAACATGTTTGGTCCTTCATAAAAGCAATCCACAGGGCAAACCTGTACGCAATGTGTGTCCTTACAGCCGACACAAGCACTAGTAACTACAAAAGCCATTTTATCCTTTCTGAAATTCTGGTTTTAATTCTATATGATATGTGCAACTAAATACCAGTGTTCTTCTGTTTGACAAGTTTGGTGTTAGCCCCCACGGTATATGGCTAGGCCAAAATAAAACTTTACCTGGTTTTCCATGCTTTACAATATTTGACTGAGACACCATAGGTGGTGTTGACCAACGTTTATCACCAAAGTGTTCAAAGTAAATACTGGAACCTTTCTTTGCACTATCATCTATATCGAGGAACACCAATGCTGAATACCATCTGAGTCTTTCAGCACTTAGTGGAAAATTATGTTTAGGATTAACAGATATAAATTTACTATTTGCACATGTAACATCTATTTGTGCTGAATTTAATTTATAGTAATCAAAAACTTTTTGATGAAAAACATTACCAACAACCTGTATAAGTTTCTTGGTCTTGTCTAACGTACTATTCTCACCTGTAATGAATCCAAAGTTAGTCTCTACTATTGGAAGTTTATCAACCTCATCAACAATGTCATATATCATGTCACTGTCTAATTCTAATTGTCCATCAAAAACTAAATCTGGAAACACAGGTGTAATATTCCAACCTAGTGATTTCCTCATACTACTATTTACCCATATTGCAAATTGCACTTGACATATAATGATTGTGCAGTATAATATAGTTTTTATGAATAGTAGGTTAGTTATGGACAACTTTTGGGCATTACTTTGTACAGTTTTAGTAGTTGGGTGTGGAGGCAGTGGAACATCACCTGCTGTTGGATTACAACCATTAAACCCAGCACCTCCTCCAGCAACACCACAATGGCAAGAACAACCGGTTGTGTTGCCAAATCCAAATACTTATTTTGTTACAACGTGTATGGAACCTGTGATACAATTTGTGTTGCCTACAAAATTAAATGATGACGAACACACAGATTTTATTGTTCACTACTGGTGTGGCATACCGTACGGCGGACCTGTTGATCTTGTTGATCCTACTGATGATTTATTAGTAGCATGGGCAAGTGATGGACTAGGTTCATATAGTGTTGTAAATTACGAAGTGTTTGGAGATTCATATCCTGAACTGGGTTCTGCAAGTAGGAAGGTTGCTGTCAAAGACATTAACGATGACGGTATGCCTGACTTTGCATTTGCAACAAACAGTGAGGATGGTAGACTTACTGGTGGTGCTGATGATCAAGATCAAGCATACGCAAACGGTGCCTATCCTACTATACTTCTAAGTGGAGAAAATTTCACATACACAATCAACAACATAGGGATATGGGATTGGGGACATGCCGTAGACTTTGCTCCTAATGGTGATGCTGTGTTTGCTGGTTACTTGTGGACAGCAGACCAACAAGCATTTAGATTACAAGACAATGAATTTGTAGATGTATCAAACGAGTATCCATTAATACTTGCCAACGCATTTAGATTTGGAACAGAGTATCTTGTAAATGCAACTGTGCCTAACGGTATAAATGCAATTGAATTATGGCAAAACAAAACCTTAGTTGACGTGTGGTTACGTGAACCATTGTTTAGTGTTGATGTGTCAGGCGTATTAACACCAGTAGTAAACGTTAATGGCATGTTGGTGTATAATGGAGCAATAAACGATATCTGTGTAATGGATATTAATGATGTAGAAACCTTTGTGTTTCACACCAGCACATATAGATTAAAAGATGGCAGTGATTTGCAAGAAGGATACAACTATAACACAGATGATTTTTCAGAAGCAATTATGTTAGAGTTTTTTCAAGTTGAAAACAATGCATTAGTGCTAAAAGAAAATCCTTTAGAGCAAACATACGATGCATCATTTAACTTCTTTACTTGCACAGACATAAACAATGATGGATTAGATGATATACAGATTCAAAAGTGGAGCGGTAGGCATGGAGAATCCAGAGAAACAGGTGGGATACCAGATGTTTTCCTACAACATTCCTCAGGTTTTGATAGATTAGATACATCAGACTGGCCTACATACAGCACATTACACGAAAGAACACAAAGAGTAGGCGATTTATACGACATAAACAGTGACGGATTTGCTGATTTGATACTGTATGAATCAGATGTTGCACTAGGTGATATTGAAATTTACTTAGGAAACAAAGACTTATAAAAAGGTTGACAAATACTGTATTTTTGCTATACTATATACATAGTTAGGAAAAAGGAGTTAGGTATGTATATTTTAGAAAACAAAACAAACGGTTCGGTCTTTGGTGCAAAGAGTTATTACATCAAGTCTGAATTTTCAACAGCGGCGGCGGCCAAAGCGGCAATGACTCGTTATGCCAAGAAGTTTGGTGAGAACGACTATGGTAGAACAGTATTCAATCCTGAGAACTACAAGGTAACTGCTTGGGCTGATTATAACGAGCCTCAAGTTACTAGAACTGCAAGGTTCCCAGGTACTGGTGAAGAGAAAACTTACACAATTGGTATCAACAGTGTTGGTACTTGTGTAGATCCAGCAACTGAAACTTACTGGAGTATGTAATCAAGAGCGGCTGTAGCTCAGTTGGATAGAGTATGTGGCTACGAACCACAAGGTCGGGAGTTCGAATCTTCCCAGCCGCGCCAAGAGGAAATGCATGGTAGTTAAAAACAACAAAATTATTCTCACAGATTGTGATGGAGTCCTACTCGATTGGGAGGAGGGCTTCTCTGTTTGGATGGAACATCACGGACATGAAAAGGTAGATGGCTATCAATTCATGTACAACATCGGTGATAGGTATGGTATCACCCCAGAACAAGGCAAGAAGTCTATCAAGACATTCAATGAGAGTGCCGCCATTGGCTTCTTACCTCCCCTCAGAGATGCACAATACTATGTGAAGTTACTTGCTGAAAAACATCAGTATAGGTTTGTTGTACTCACAAGTCTCAGTTTAGATCCATATGCAAAAGAATTGAGAATCAGAAACTTAAACAAAATATTTGGCGACATATTCTTAGACGTCATTTGTTTAGATACAGGTGCAGACAAAGATGAAGCACTGGACCAACTTGCTCAAAAGTACCAAGGTAACTATTGGGTTGAAGATAAACCTGAGAATGTTATGGCTGGTGTAGACAAAGGCTTTACAGGTATTCTCATAGAGCATGGACATAACATGGGTTGGGAAGATACCTTTGTTGCTAAGAAGTGGGAAGATATCTACAATCTTGTAACAAGGAATGAAAAGCAAGAAGACTATACTCGTTAAGTATCTCAAGTTTAGATTACCCACTGGAGGTGCAGGGTTACCAGCTCAAATGCACAAGAATAAGATAGCAAAATGTGTAAGAGGTTACGCAGAACCAGTTGGTATTGATGTTAAATTTGAAACAGAAGGATACACATTAAACGTGTATTTTGAATCAAACACAGATTTAGCACAGTTTTTATTGCTATATAGCAATGAATATGGCAAACCCAGTGTGCTAAGTTATTGATTTTATTAACAAAAATAGTGGTTGACAATATCACAAAATTTGCTATACTATATACATAGTTAGGAAAAGGAGAGCAGAATGCAGTTCAAATTCAAAGTAATCGACGTAATATCAGCCGCAGTTGCAATCAATAGATTCAACGGTGGTTTTGTTAAATCTTCAGATATGTCATCTGATAAAAAGCCAAACAGCAAATTGCTGTATTCGTACTTTTTAGATTCTGCTAACAAACCTGACGTGGTTGTTACTAACGAAGATGTAAACTTTGCCATGGAGATCATCGAGTATCTCAAAGGTTTAGGGTTCAAAGCAATTGAGCGAAAGCTCACAGATTTTGAGAGTAATGTTCTCAAACTAATCACTGCTGAAGAAACAGGCAAGGATAAAATTGGTATTGCGGCAAGTCTGCCTAAAGTATACCAAAACAAAATCGATCAAGACAATTGGTCTACAAGGGAGAATGAACTTGCTAGTAATAGCCAGTTTGAAGGTACCCTTCACAAGAGACACAACTTTGAACTCACAGTTGAAAATGTTAGATACATTGCAAGTGTTGGTAGTTCATTGTTTTGCACCAGTTCTGCAAATGGCAACATTGTTAAATTCTTTAACAACAATGATCACAACTTCAAAGTTGGTGACAAAATTAATGTCACTGGCTATGTTAAAAGTCAAGAGGAAAGCAAGTATCATGGTGGTAAAGAAACCATGATCAATCGCATAAAATATTGCGATAAGTAAAAAAATCCGGTTGACGCACAGTCTCATTACTGTATAATTAACAAATATTCAAAGAGGAGTTCATCCTTGAACATTGGTATCGAAGGACCTAAAGGCGGTAAGTTAGATCTTGGTTTACAGGCGTATGCAACTTTGGCTGTACGCAGTTTTGCCAAGCAACTAGGCATTAGCCGACTGCACACCAACATTGTTGTTCGTATGCATAGCAAAGTGCATGTTGGGGAGTTCGGTACAGAAGGTTTATGCGAACCAATTGATCGACGCAACTTTATCATCGACGTTGCATTGTACGGCAACTGGCTTAGCATTCTTGCACACGAAATGGTTCATGTCAAGCAGTTTGCCTTGGACGAAATGGATTTAGGTCTTAGTCGTTGGAAGAGCAACAAGTATTGTGAGAACATTGAGTATTGGGACCAGCCTTGGGAGAAAGAGGCTCGTAAACTGCAACATAAAATGGTTGCAGAATTTGATAAGTTGGATTAAGTTTATGCGCCTGTAGCTCAACCGGATAGAGCATCGGCCTTCTAAGCCGAGGGTTGCAAGTTCGAGTCTTGCCAGGCGTGCCAAAGAAGTAAATGCGTTGAAAACAGTAGACGCCATTTGCACAAGGAGTAGAGATGATGATTTTTATTTGGGAAATTTTTGTAAACGGTGAAAGCAAAGGGTATGTTCGATCAATGAGTGAGTACAGTGCTCGTGAGCAGTATTACATGAAGCATGGTGGTGCAAGTCGTTATTCGGGCATTGGTATGGACAGCATCAAGGCTGTTCGTGTATAAAGTTAGCAGAGGGTAATAGTTAGAGGGCAAGAAAGGACGGCTGGTTGGCAGTGGCAAGCAAAGACCACAGGAGTTTAGAAACAGTCGTGATGTGCAATAACCTAACACACAGGTTGCGGGGTCCTTTCACATAGTTATGCCTGAGTGGTGAAATTGGTAGACACAAGGGACTTAAAATCCCTCGCCTGTAATGGGTGTGCCGGTTCGAGTCCGGCCTCAGGTACCAATTCTGGTCAGGCTCTCCCAGGGTAAATTGAGAGCCAACAATTTAGGGCCTTTAGCTCAGTTGGTTAGAGCATCCGACTCATAATCGGCAGGTCGTAGGTTCAAGTCCTACAGGGCCCACCAATTTAGGAGAAGCAATGAGTAAGTACACAGTAAAAGTCGAAAAAGATCCAGAAACTGGAGAACTGATTCTACCTATCCCAGATGAACTGTTACTAGAGATGGGCTGGAACCCGGGTGATGAATTGATATGGGAAGAAACTCTGATGTGTGAAGAACACGGAGAGTATCCTGGTTACACTTTGTCAAAGAAGCATAACAATGAGTGAATATAAACCAGACAACTGGGTTGTTCTGAAAATCAAAGAAGGTAAGTACGACCGTGGATTCTATAAAGTACTTGCTGGATGGAGCGGTGGTTATCTTAACGGCGACAGTTGGCGGATGAACAGCGGCATCACCCGTGTTGAAGAGAAGCCGCATCACTGGGAGTTCTATGGCGCAAGTGGATCAGTATACAAGTGCTATCGCAAAGGTTATCGCTTGACAATGGCTAACAGTGGAGTGTATAATCAACTCAAAGAGAACGAAGCATTTGAAGGTCAAATTACACTGATGCCCGAAGATACCAATTGGATGGAGATTGAGTGGTGACATTACCAACTGAAAGAACAAATGCAGTATTACGAACTGAACGGTTTCTAATTGATCTATTAGATCCCAAAAAGACACCTAGAGTTCCACGAGCAATAAGACAAGAAGCAGGCAGACTGCTAAAGCACTACCCTACACAATACGATATGGAAGAAATGGAGGGAAGGTTTAGTTATGAAAAATAGATATGGTGATGAGTATCATTGGGAAAAACTTAATGACAAAGAGTACCGATTTCACATGACTGGTGACTCAATGAAGTACTGTCGTTTCGGTGGTAAACACCTTGAGGAACATATTGACTATAGTGATCTTGGTATGTTTGACCCGAGCGGCGGGCCGTATGTTGGGATTGGTTCTAAGATTTACTTTGATGAGATTCAAGGTGGTCAGAAGGGTGATGAACCTTTAATTGTTAAACGAATTCGTAGCACCGATGACGGTATCACTGTAGAGGTGCAGTGATTTATTTAAGTGGTGTAAATTCTGGATTGGCAAAATCTAAATCACGTTGTTCTTGCCACTCTGCAAAACTTATAGGCTCAAAGTCTATATCTTCTTTTACAAACCAAGTTTCAAACACACCAGGCTTTACTCCTTCTGGTATGTATCTAATTGGCACAACATCATAAACAGCAACCTTGTAGCCTCTAGCACACAAATAATCCTCAACATCTTGCTTTGTAGAATCTTTGAATCTATAATGATCATGTTCAAATGTAATGCTGTCAAACGTACACCCTGCGTCTACAATGCTTTGTAAAGCATGTAACGTTGTTGTAGACCCCAATATGTCTATGCTTAAATAACCATAATGCTTTACATGTTTAGAGAAATCAAAATCAAATACATCAACGAAGTGTATGTTTTTTCTATCGTGATATGCCCAATGTTTCCACCATTGAGCTCTGTCGATTTCAATACTGAATCCTTTCCAACCAAGCGACTCAAGTAGAAAAGTATTGTTACTGATTAACGGATGATATGCTCCTATTTCCATATAGGTTTTCTTTTGGCACGTTTCAAGTGCAAAAATATCCTGATACGACTGACTATAACTTCCGTACATGCTTGTATTTATAATCGCTGTTTATGATAAATACTACAATAAGGTGTAGGTAAGGAGTAAACACATGGCAGAAGAAACAAACAGTAGCCCTAGCCAGTTTCATCCAGCGGATAGTAACGGTGATGGTAAAGTAAGTAAAGCAGAAGAAACAATGTACTTGGAATTCAGACGTAAAGAGTTAGAAGACCAAGACGCAATGAGAGATGCACAACGTCAAATGGCGTGGTTCTCATTGTACGGAATGTTAGCATACCCTGTGCTAGTCATCGGTTCAAATGTAGTTGGCTACGAAAAAGCCGCAGACATTTTAGGTGATATGGCAGGCGTATACTTCATTGCAGTTGCAGGTATTGTTGCCGCATTTTTTGGTGCCCAGGCTTGGACAGGTAAGAAGTAAAGATGGATTTTATCAAACACTTTTGTAGATTGATTACTAAGGAAGAACTTAGTAATGATGATGTAGTGAACTATTTTGATATAGTTCAAAGTGTTTGTCCATCTAAAATTGTTAAAGCATACAGTAACAACGGAACACAAATAGAAGCCAACGTTACTGTATACGAAGCAGACAATGATAAACTTATCTATGAGATAGTTTTAGAACAGCAACTTGATATAAACGAAGGGGAAGACATAGCAGATGAGATTGCAGAAGAATTCCCTGATTTAGATTTTGAATACGAGACCAGTTTAGAGTTTTAATATGAGATTACAAGAATTATTTTTAACGCAAGAAGACAAAGTCAAGAAGGCAGAGCAAAAACTCAAAGGTCTTAGACGTGCAATCGAAGATGGTGATGCACCAGAGATTTACAATGCTGGTTACACTATACAAGGGCCTGCATGGGGAGACCTAGAGAAACTTGGTTATGCTGAAAAACATTCTGAGCCCAAAGGCGGTATGGAAATGGCTGATCGTTGGGTTTTACTTCCAAGTGCACCAGGACCTATAACACTGTTAACCAACTATGCAAAATCAACACCCAGCGGCACGGAACGTGGTGTTAACAAGAAAGTAATGCAACCAGGTGATGAAACAGACTGGTTTTACTACAGTGTCGATTAAAGGAAAATAATATGGCATATAATCATCCAGTAACTGGTACAGGCGCTAACTGGCAATTAAACAATTTGCACACTGCAATGGACCGCAACAGTGCCGGTGAACCTATAATCAGAGTGGGGGCAGGCGGTACGCCTGGTGTTAACACTGTTGAAATATCTGCAGGCGGCGTAGGCGGCGATGCGTTTGGTCGTTTGAGGGTATCACAACCATTCACACTGTTTGACAGTTCTCACAGATTCTCAGACAACGACTTGTGGGCAACCAGTAATACTGCACTGACATCGGTAGAGTTTATACAAAGTGAAGGACTGGTTAATCTAACAGTGCCTACCACAACTGGTACTAATGTGCTCAGAGAAACAAAGAAAGTGTTTGCATACCAGCCAGGCAAAAGTTTATTAGTTATGAACACGTTTGCTATGGCTCCTGCTCAAACCAATCTTACTCAAAGAGTGGGATACTTTGGCACTGCAAATGGCATGTATGTGCAACTGCAAGACAGCACCGTGTCTTTTGTTGAAAGAAGCAGTGTAAGTGGCAGTATGACGGAAACAGTGGTCAACCAGGATAGTTGGAACATTGATAAAATGGATGGCACAGGCCCAAGTGGCATCACTTTAGACATCAGCAAAGCACAGATCCTGTGGTCAGACATTGAGTGGTTGGGATTGGGCACAGTCCGTATGGGATTTGTGATCAACGGCAAACTGGTCCCCTGTCACAGTTTTCATCACGCAAACTTGATTACTTCAACCTACATCACCACAGCCAGCCTGCCACTTAGATATGAAATTGTCAATGATGGTGGTATCACATCACCTGCTACACTGAAGCAGGTTTGTAGCACAGTGATTTCAGAAGGCGGTATTGGTCTTTCAGGTAGACAACAAGCGGTTGGGGTTCCCATCACAGCTCCTAGAGATTTAGCAGATAAAGGCGTGTTCTATCCCATAGTCAGTATAAGATTAAAAACAACACCTAATCGACTGGATGCCATAGTGATTCCCACAGCGGCGTCCATTATGGGCGTGGGCAATGGTATTAACTTCAAATGGAGACTTATGGCCGGCGGAACAGTTACAGGCGACACCTGGCTGAGTGCTGGCGACAACAGTGCAGTGGAATACAACATTACTGGCACAGCATACTCAGGTGGCAGGATACTGGCCAGTGGCTACTTGAACAGTAGTAATCAGGGCTCGCCAACCACAGACATTCTCAAAGAAGCACTGTTCAAATTTCAGTTAGAAAGAAACACTTTTACTAATACACCAGAAGTATTCGTACTAGCAGTGACGGCTGCCACTGATGACGAACAGATGTATGGTTCTTTGGACTGGGAAGAAGTTACCAGGTAGCACATTCAATCTCATCCTCATCGACAACTAACGGTTGACAACAGCCAAAATCTTGCTATAATAGATACTGTGGACATAAATATTAACACAGGAAAATAATATGGCATTCAACAGAACATTTAATCAAGAAGAAAAGGCTCGTCTTAAAAAGTTGATAGACGAGGGTATGCAAGTTACTTACGAAATTGAAAACCTCAAAGAAGGTCTACGTGATACTGTGAAAGCAATCGCAGAAGAAATGGACCTCAAACCAGGTGTGCTAAACAAAGCAATTCGTATTGCACACAAAGCCAGTTTCCAAGAAGAATATGACAAGTTCGATGAACTAGAAACTATCCTTGAAACTGTTGGTAGAACACTTTAATTGTATAAGTATATCTGAACTGTTTACATAATAGGAATGGGACGTGAGCAGAGTAGAAATAAATTGCTTACAGTCAGTGGGAACTACTGAACCCCACCTTAACATTGGTAGTGCTTACACAATGTTATGCGACGAAAGGTAAACAGTTCAGTTTTTAATTTGGTATTGCGTCAGCCACAAGTGATGCTCGGAGACAGACACATATGAGTTACGTAGATGCTTTCTATGATAAGCAAAAAGATCTAATTCGCGTAGTAGAGCGAGTAGATGGAAAGCGACATCTTATAGAGCACAAGCCAGAATACAACTTTTATGTCTCAGATCCCAGAGGTTCCCACAGAAGCATATACGGCGAACCAGTTCAAGAAATACGTTGTAAAAATATCAAAGACTTTCGCAAGAATGTTGCTATCAATAAAACAAATAAAACATACGAAAGTGATATTAAACCACTGAACAAAACTATTGCGAAGCATTATCTAAATGCTGAGCCACCCAAACTGCACACAGCCTTTTTTGATATCGAGGTAGACTTTGATCCTGATCGAGGATACAGTTCACCTGAAGATGCTTTCATGGAGATAACATCTGTTGGTGTATACTTGCAGTGGATGGATGCAATGGTGTGTTTAGCAGTACCACCTAAAACACTTAGTTGGGGTCAGGCACAGAACATTGCTAAAGAGCTACCTGAAGTAATACTGTTTAAGACCGAAAAAGAATTACTGCAAACATTCCTCAACCTTATTGAAGATGCAGACATACTAAGCGGATGGAACAGTGAGGGTTATGATATTCCTTACACCATCAATCGTATTATCAAAGTGTTGGGCAAAAGTGAATTACGCAAACTATGTTTGTTTGATCAAATGCCAAGACAAAGAACCTATGAAGCATTTGGCAGTGAACGTGAAACATATGACTTGATTGGTCGTGTACACTTAGACTATATGCAACTGTATCGCAAATACAACTATGAGGAACGACACAGTTACAGACTTGACTACATTGGTGAGATGGAAGTAGGTGAGAAGAAGGTAGCCTATGAAGGTAGTTTAGATAGACTTTACAATCATGACTTCCTCAAGTTCTTAGAATACAATATTCAAGACGTATTGTTGTTAGATAAGTTAGACAAGAAACTACAGTTTATTGATCTTGCTAACACTATTGCACATGATAATACTGTATTACTTCCAACTACAATGGGTGCTGTAGCAACCACGGAACAAGCAATTATTAACGAAGCACACAGACGTGATTACATTGTGCCAGACAGAGACCGCAGTGAGAAAAAGAACACACAGGCGGCTGGTGCCTATGTTGCGTTCCCCAAGAAAGGTTATCATGAATGGGTAGGCAGTATGGACTTGAACAGTCTGTATCCTAGTGTGTTTAGAGCATTAAACATGGCTCCTGAAACCATTGTTGGGCAACTACGCCAAGACTATACAGAAGAAGAAATTAACAATAAGATGACATTGGAGAAGAAGTCATTTGCAGATTCTTGGTTAGGTAAGTTTGGTAGCAATGAATATGAAATGGTTATGTCTAAAGACGTTAACCACACAATGCATTTAGATATGGAAGATGGCTCAACTGTAGAAGTTACAGGTGCCGATGTTTACAACTTAGTTTTTAATAGTGGGCAACCTTGGAATATCAGTGCCAATGGTACAATATTCAAAACAGACTTCCAAGGTATTGTTCCAGGCTTATTGGAGAGATGGTATGCAGAAAGAAAAGAGTTACAAGCAAACAAAAAGAAAGCAACCACAGATGCCGACATTGCATTTTGGGATAAGCGACAGTTGGTCAAGAAGATTAATCTTAATAGTTTGTATGGTGCTATTCTCAATCCTGGTTGTAGATTCTTTGACAAGAGAATCGGTCAATCCACAACACTTACTGGACGGGCCATTACAAAACACATGGGAGCAGAAACAAACAGAATGCTTACAGGAGTGTACGATCATACTGGCGACACTATAGTATATGGTGATACTGACTCAGTGTACTTTACTGCAACTCCAGCATTAAAAGAAGGACAGACATTAGATATGGAGAGTGCAATTAATTTGTATGATCACATATCAGATACTGTGAGCTCAACATTCCCAAAAATGTTAAAGGAAAGTTTCAACGTACCAACTGACCAAGGTGCTGTTATGCAAGCCGGTAGAGAAGTAGTTGGTAGGTCAGGTTTGTTTATTACCAAGAAGCGATATGCAATCAAGTGTTTGGACATTGAAGGCTATCAACCAGAAGGTGGTAAACTAAAAATTATGGGCATGGATATCAAGCGAAGTGATACGCCTGAATTCATACAAGACTTCTTAGAAGAAGTATTAGATGATGCACTAGAAGGCAAAACTGAAAGCGAAGTTATAGCAAAGATCAGAGACTTCAAGAAGCACTTCCAAGGCCTAGAGCCGTGGTTAAAAGGTATGCCTAAACGTGTAAACAACTTGACAATGTATGGTGAGAAACTTGCCAAACAAAGACGTGTTGAAGCAAATAATTACAAACTAAAACGTCTCACAGACTTAGCACCTGAGAACACAATGATACCAGGGCATGTAAGAGCAAGTATTAATTGGAATGAACTTAAACAGGCTCACGGAGACAACTACAGTATGACTATCATGGACGGACAAAAAGTAATTGTGTGCCGTCTTAAAAATAATCCGATGGGCTATTCCAGCATTGCATATCCAACAGATGAATTGCATATTCCAGAATGGTTTAAGGAGTTGCCCTTTGATACTGAAGCAATGGAGCAGGCAGTATTGGATAAAAAGATTAGTAATGTTTTAGGTGCTATGAATTGGGACTTAAAGCGAATTAACGAGAGTGAGGCCTTACAAGCCTTCTTTGAATTTTAATCGAAAAAAATGGAAAACTTTTTCTTGACTTTTCTAAATAAGAGTGTACAATAGATTTATGCCAGAACATAAACAAATTAGACAAGCATTCTACGAAGCATTAACTGATACAGGTATTGCGGCTGTAGTTAACATACCACTTAACTTTGTGTTAGTATATTTGTGTATTGACGTATGGCAAGTAGGCACAATGTGGACTAGTGTTATAATGACAACTATATTCACAACGTATGCTATCGCACGTAAGACTGTAGTTAGATTATATTTTGAACGTGAAGCAATTAAAAAACAAGCCAAAGTAACTTAAGGAGATAATATGGCGGATAATTATATTAAGGACACATTGAAAGATGTGTTAAGACATACCCACAACTTGGGTATTTTTGAAATGGTAAAGATCAAAGGCACTGTTGAGTCTACTGATATTGAAACCGTGGACGCAGAAAAAACTGTGATCTTGAAAGGTAACACAATTAATCCTGTGCCTGACTTTGTTGATGCAACAGTTGGACTAAGTAGAATGGGTGTGTTAGATGGATACTTAAAGTTTCCAGGCTTTGATGATGAGAACGCAACCGTAAAAGTTGTTACACAAAATCGCAATGACGAAGACGTTCCTGTTGAAGTAGAGTTTGTTAGTGCTGAAGGTACTGATGCACACTATAGATTTATGTTAGCAGATGTTGTTAATCAGCAACTAAAAGACATTAAGTTTAAGGGTGCAGAGTTTGATGTAAACATTGTGCCTAGTGCTAAGATGCTAAAAGATCTCAGTTACTTTAACAGTGTAATTGGTGCATTCGAAACCAACTTCTCTCCACGTACAGAAGACAACAAACTGTATTTCTATATTGGTGATGAGGGCAGTGACAGAACTAAGGTACTTGTTGCTGAAGGTGTTGATGGCGAAATCAAACACGACTTCCGTTGGAACTTAGACATTGTGCTAAAGATTTTACGTTTAGGTGACAACTCAAATGTAGTAATAAGTTTTAATGGACAAGGACTATGCCAAATTGTTGTTGACAGTGGCTTAGGTGTCTACACATATCTATTACCAGCAAGGAGTTAATGAATGGATTTAGGCAAAAGACAACGAGACTATGCAGTATATCTCCCTGCAATTAGTAGTTTCTATGTAAAACAAGTTGACAAGATTATCAACAAAGTTCCTGCAGAAAGTAGAGTGCCTGCAGGATTTGAACATGGTAACGAAGGTCTCGATTTCCTAAAGTCTAAAGATACATATTATCATTACCCTTGGGGTCTTTACTCTGCAGGTCATGCTCACTTAGACATTAATAAAAGTCATGCTGATGAGCCAATGATCCAAGACAGAGATAGAAACACTACAATTATTTTAGGTGACAGTGGCGGTTTCCAAATTGCTACTGGCGTACTTAAACTAGACTGGGCTAACGCAAAGGATCCTAATGATCCTGCTCGAACTGCAATCTGCGAAAAAATACTGCGTTGGCTCGAGCATACAGCAGATTGGAGTATGACACTAGATATTCCGGCATTTGCCGCAGTCGAGCCACTTAGCAGTAAAACTGGGCTTACATCTTTTGACGATACATTAGATATCAGTCTACTAAACTTGGACTACTTTGTTCGTAATCGAGTGCCAGGTGCAACCAAGTTCCTTAATGTAATTAGTGGTACAGATGAGGCCACAAGTAAAACTTGGTATGAAGCAGTTAAGAGCTTCAGTAAGCCACAGTTTACTGCAGAAGCATACGGTGATGCAAACAGAGCATTGGAAGGCTATGCCTTTGCTGGTATTAATATGAAAGACCTCAGTTGCGTCTTGAATAGGCTTTTAGATTTGCGTGAAGATGGATTACTAGAAGGCAAGGATTGGATACACTTCCTTGGTACTGGTAAACTACAATGGGCCTGTTTCCTAACCAGCATTCAAAGAATGTTACGCCAACATGATAACCCAAACATTACTTTGAGTTTCGATGCGGCATCACCGTTTGTGAATACAGCATATGGTCAAACCTATGCACACAATTTCTTTGAGCCAGGTAAGTTTGGTTACTTTATGGATCGTGCATTTGATCAACAACAATTTAAGGGCAGTGAGTTGCCAGCACCATTTGGACATTCACCTGTAATGAGCAGACTCACAATGGGCGACCTGTGTCCATTAGAAGCAGGTGATACAGACAAAAACGGCAAGGCTAAACTTGCAGAAGGACAACCTATCTTAGACAAAGAAGGTAAGCCTAAACTGGATGCTGACGGTAATCCTATGGTAGCAGAACGTGATAGCACTAGTTGGGACACACAAAGTTATTTGTATTACATGGCTCACAGTGTGTTTAATCACATTGATGCAGTACAAGAGGCAAACAGACTAGCAGACGTAGAACGTACTAGGGAACCTGTGCATTATTCACAGTGGAGAAAGCCTAGCAAGAAAAGTAGTAAGGCACAAGAAGTATCTCCATACGTACCAGTAAACTTGTTTTACTTTGATAGTTTTGCAAAGGAAGTATTAGATCCTGCTTGTGAAAACCCAAGAGGACTAATTAAGGACTACAAAGAAATGTTGGATTCATTCAGTGTAGGTGGTGAAGTAGAAGATACTAAAGAGGAAGTATTAAATGAGTTTTTTGAATTTTAAGATTAAGAATCCCTTTAAGAAAAACGTAAAGGTCAACGCCCTAAAAGGCGATGTTACAATGTTTGATAATGCTATTAGACAATGGCATCACGATCGTAATTTAATTAATGGTAGCACTGATAAAGATCAAGTGCTAAAGTTAATGCAAGAACTAGGCGAACTCAGTGATAGTTGCTGTAAAGGCAAAGACATGAGAGACGACTTAGGCGACATGATGGTAGTTATGTTAAACATTATGGAACGCAACGGCTACTCATTAGAAGGCTGTCTTGCACAGGCATATGGCGATATTAAAGATCGCAAAGGTAAAATGGTAGACGGTATTTTTGTTAAGGAAGGCGATCTCTAATGGAAAGAGAAGGTTATACCATAGATACAAAGTTCTTTATTGGCACTGAAGTAGAGCATAGTCCTGCACATGGTCAAAGAACATTGTTTGTTATCGGTACACAACCTTACAAAGAAGTTTTAGCAAGAGCACTTAATAATAATTGTCCACACATTTATTTGGGTGCTAATCAAAGTTTCAGTGTTGACACAGAACATGAAAGTCAAGAATGGGATTTTATGTTAAACAAACTTGTAGTTGATACAGATATTTGGGTAACATTAGACTTTGATGTGAAGTATGCAGAGTGGGTACTGGAAAGTGGTATGACAGAGTATGACACTTTTATACCAATGGTTAGTGTCAAGTTACCTTACATCAATCAGTTCAACTATAATACCACTATCAAGTTAGACGACAAAAATTTCAAAGCAACAAATCCAGGCGTATGGTGTCACAGTTTACATGAACTGCAAACAAGAAAAACATTTACCGACTGGACCAAATACACCAAGGATGAGATTATAGACTAATGGAAGGATTTATATTAGCAGTAGGAATTATTGCAAGTTTTTGGGCAATAGTATCTTTTTTAATTAGTGCAGAAGGTACAAAGGGTATTGCCAACAAACCGTACAAAACAAAAAGCGGAGTAACACACACTGCACGTAAAAGCAGAGAGAAACACATAGTATGAGACAGAACGAAAAACCACATCAAACATTAGCATGGTTTGCTACAGCAATGCTAGTATGTGCGGCATGTTTAGCAAGTTTTGTACCTGCTATGGAGTTGCATCATTATTTTTTTATAACTGCTAACAGTATTTGGACTGCTGTTGGTGTACTTTGGAAAGAACAAACAGTTTGGGTATTAAATGCTAGTTTAACTTTTGTTTATATTTTAGGACTTTTATTATGATGAAAAGCAAATTACATTGGACCACAGTGTTAACAGAACGTGCAATTATTGCATTGATTGGCGTTTGTACTGTTTTTGCCATTGGCGATTACTTATTTGGTATGTGGTTAGCAAGATCTGTTGTGTTAGCAGATTTATTTATGTTGTTTATTTTTGCAGAGGTTGTTGCAATGATAGGAGCATTTTATAACACAGAACGTATTCCTGTAACATTACCAATAATTATTGCAATTACTGCCTTGTGTAGATTAATAGTATTGCACAGTAAAGATATGGAACCCATTGGGCTATTTGCAGAAGCAGGTGCTATTTTAATTTTAGCAGGTGCGGCTTACTTAATGAGTCTAAAAGATAAACTAAGTTTGGAAAAGTTAAAGGTTGACAAAGACTAATACTTATGTATAATATAAATTATGAATATTAATATATCGACATCTAAAGGCAGAACAAAGATAGCAACTGACATAGATTGCGACTTTGAGTCTGAACAAGACTGGCAAGACTTTATGCTAGAGTTGTTTAGTTTTTTACAAGCGGCAGGTGTTGACTTGCCAGAAGAAATTGAAACAGCCTTAGATGAGTTTTATGATTGAGGAGGCGTAATGGCAATATCAGATGAAATGAGAGAACAACTTGAAATGGTTATCCAGTATGGAGACCAAATCAAGGCTATGTACAAAGAACAAGATGACGTTGATTATGAGATTGGTGACTATGATGAACCTATCACAGAACTGTTAGGTCATATGAATCAAGTGATGGAAGAAATTGACGGAGGTTGGTAGTGAGAAGTATTTGGGTAACGTTTAGCAAAGAGGGTATTCACAAGTACCCTGCCGCCTTGGAAGATCCTAAACTAGCAACAGGTGATTGGGACGATGTAAGTTTCTTAGGATACCCACACAGACACATCTTTCACTTTAAGGTGTGGATCGAAGTGTTCCACAACGATAGAGATGTAGAGTTTATACAGTTTAAGAGATGGTTGGAGAGGTTGTATGATAGAGCAACTGTTCAACTAGATTACAAATCATGCGAGATGATCGCTGACGAACTAGCAGAGCATGTACAGGCAATGTACCCTGGTCGCTGGTTGAGGATTTCCGTAGCCGAAGATAATGAAAACGGTTGCGAAATTGAATATCCAGTTGAAGAATTGGATGGTCCGGACTTTGAAGATACTGACGCAATAGCAGATGTATTTGAAAACTTAAAATAGGAGAATAAAATGAGTTCAGAAATACACTTAAAAATTAAAGCCGCAATGGAAACATACTTAGAAGAAAGTGCTAAGTTTGAAGACAAAGGTGTAAAAGCCGCGGCAACTAGAGCACGTGGTGCATTAATGGAATTAACTAAACTTGCAAAAGCAAGACGTGGTGAGATTCAAGACAAAAAGAATGCAATGTAATGGCAGAAGAAAAAGCAAACACTAGTTCAACACCTAAAGTAATCAGCAAAGAAGAGGCCGACAAGATGGACAATTATGTTCAAGGTCTCGAAGATGAGGTAACTCATGTTGTAGATTACGGCGGTGTTGAAGAAGACAAAAGAGGTAGAATTAAGTAATGAGAAAACTGTTTTATATGGGACTAGAGTCCTACGAGGCACGATACACACTTCAGTTACAAGACTGGAATGAACGAGTATTCAAACGCAGAGGTATTGATTATGAGATCATCACAGGCGAAGAGCTGGATAACAGCAAGGCTATTGTAACAGGCAGTGTGTTAGATGCACATGGACGTTCCTATTACAGTTTATCACAAACAATGAACCTCGTCCAAAAGATGAAGAATGGTGAACTAACCAGCGATGATGTTATCTTCTATGAAGATATGTTTACACCTGGTATTGAATGTTTGCCGTACATCATGGATCAGTCGCCACCAGAATACAGACCCAAAGTGTATTTGCGTTTCCTTGCACAAACTACTGACCCAGATGACTTCTTAATCAGAGAAGGCATGTTCCACTGGATGCGTAAGTATGAGGAAATGGTAGATCATGTTGTAAGTGGTATTATGGTAGCGAATGAAGAGTTTGCGGCACACTTGCGTATTGCTGGATTATTAGCACCTATCTATGTAACTGGCTTGCCATATGGTAAAGAAGAAGTACAAGGTAGAGTTGATCACAGTAAACCATTGCATGAAAGAAAGAAACGTGTTGCCTTTGCCGCACGTTGGGATGACGAGAAGCAACCTAACTTCTATATGGATCTTGCAGAAGCATATTGGAAGATTGACCCAGAAGTAGAGTTTGCAGTATTTTGCGGACACCCAGAACTAAAGAGCAACAGGCAAGAGTATGTTGATAGGGCATTGTCCTATGAAGGTGGTCACAACAGACTCGGTGATGCAAACTTCAAAGTCTACACAGGCTTGAAGAAAAATGACTACTATAATTTACTTGCAGACAGTCAGGTGCTGTTCAATTGTGCATTGCAGGATTGGACCAGCAACACTGTGAGTGAAGCGGATACTATGGGGGCATTAACACTGTTTCCTGCTTACAGAAGTTTTCCAGAAGTATTTGCAAACAACCATAACCATTTGTATACTCCTTGGAGTATTGATGATGCAGTAAACAAATTGCAGAATATGTTTGCTAATATCGAAGCCAAAGATTACAGTGGTTATAACTTAGGAAAAATATCAGACTATCAGAATGGTACTATTGACAGAACATTAGATATCATGATGGGCAACGGAGAGCAGTATGCAAGGAATAATTGGGACTTCCGTAGACATGTTGCTATAAACAAATATGAGTGAAGCAAAAACAATTTTAGTAACAGGAGGTAGCGGTTACATTGGTGGACAAGTTTGTCGACTGCTTGTAGACGCAGGCCATAATGTTATTAACGTAGACAGGCGTAAAAGTGATATACCTGGTGTTACACTGTATCCTTTTGATATAGATAACCACCAATTGAAAGGTGTTATTCAACTTACAAAACCAAATACAATTATGCACTTCGCCGCTGATCACGAAGTTGGTCGTAGCATGAGTGAACCAGGAGTGTTCTATTGGAACAATGTGGCTAACACTATTGCACTGTTAAATCATGCAGTAGAAGCCGGCGTAGAAAATTTTATATTCAGTAGTTCAAGTTCAGTGTATGGAGATATAGATACATTTCCAACCACCGAAAGCACACCAAAGTCACCTGTTAGTTCTTATGGACTAAGCAAAAGCATTATTGAAGATATATTACCAGACTATAAACGTGCATACGGACTTAACTATGCCGCATTGAGATACTTCAATGCCGCTGGTGCATCTCCAGATAACACACACGGTTACAAACAAGAGAAGGCTTCTCACATTGTCCCAATCATCAGCAGAAAGATTCTTGCAGGTGAAAATGTAGAAGTGTTTGGTAACGACTATGACACAGCAGATGGTACATGCGAACGTGACTACACTCACATGTTTGACATTGCCACAGCACACTTAGCCGCTGATAACTACTTGTCTGATGGTGGTGAAAGCGATATATTTAACATTGGTGCTGGTAACAGCATGAGTGTTTTACAAGTAATAAACGCATTTGAAAGAGTGCTAGACACCACAGTACATTATGAATTTGTACCAAGACGTGATGGCGATGCACCTAAGACTTTTGCAGATAACACAAAGGCTCGTGAAGCATTTGGTTGGGAACCAATATATGGTCTCGATGATATTGTTGCACATGGCCATGCATGGGAAGAAAAAAACTTTAAGAAATGAACAATTACGAATACATAAACAATGACTTAATGGATACATACTACAAGTCTATTATACAACAAATGGCTAAGGACGGATACAAACCTGATGTTGTAGTTGGCTTGGTACGTGGTGGTGCTGATATGGCCGCAAAGTTTAGTCATTATTTTGGTGTACCATGCGAAATGATCAAATGGCAAATGCGTGATGGAACACATGGTAATCCTGTACCAGAAGTAGAGTCAGGTAAACTAATGACCATATTGACTAGAGCAGAATGGAAACATGGTAATGTATTATTTGTTGATGACATCTGTGACAGTGGCAAATCACTAGAAATGATTGATCAGCAAATTGCGGCATCAAAGTTTTTAGGTAATGTAACTTATGCAGTGTGCATAGAAAACATAGACAACGATATGGAAATAGACTACAGTGCTAGACAAATCAGTAGGAATGTCGATGAACAATGGTTTGTGTTTCCATGTGAAAGTTGGTGGCTTTAGACAAGAAAAATCAATTAGTTCTTGACTTTTTATCTAAATACACTTATAATTAATAGACATCCTCGTCTATAACTCGGAGAAAACTTAATGAAGAAACATGAAGAAGTAAAACAAAAACTGCAACAAAGCAATTCCAGATTCTGGGCAGGCGATAATATATCCCACGTGTTAGAACCCGGAGACAAAGAACAACTTATAGAAGAGGCAACTGTAGCATTTGAAAATGTGCTAGATACTCTTTGCATTGATAGGGATAATGACCCTAACAGTCATAACACAGGCAGACGTCTTGCTAAAATGTATATCAATGAACTGATGTCAGGACGTTATGACCCTATTCCTGCCGCAACTGCATTTCCTAACGACACCGAAGATCGTTATGAGGGTATGTTGGTTGTACGTAGTGAACTTACCAGTATGTGCTCACACCATCATCAAATAGTTAAAGGTGTTGCATACATTGGTATTATCGCCGCAGACAAATTGATTGGTTTAAGTAAGTACACAAGGATTGCACAATGGTGTGCGGCCAGAGGTACACTACAAGAAGAACTAGCAAATGATATTGCTAGAGAAATTCAGAAGGCAACTGGTGCAGAACACTTGGGTGTTTATGTACAAGCAACACACGGTTGTGTAGAGAACAGAGGTGTTAAAGCACACAGTTCACTTACACAAACAACTGTATTAAAAGGTGCATTCTTTGATGATCCTGCAACTAAGAAAGAGTTCATGGATAATATTAAACTTCAACAATCATATGCGTGTGATAGATAATGTCAATTAGTCCAAGAGGTCCAAGAAACATACTTGTTATTGATCGTAATTGCGTACCAATAAATGAGATTGTTAATCATGTTGTAAATCAACGAGACATAGATGCAGTTATGTCTAAATACAATGTAGATTCTAATGAAGTATTTGATGCAATTAGTTGTTGGTGTGATATGCGTGAACCAACTGAACATGACTTTGTTAAATTTCAAACATCATTCTCTAATACAGGAATGCTTGATGTAGAAACCACTGGCATTAGTGATTGGATGATGTTGAGTTGTATATCATTTGGCAAAGACTATTTGCCTAACGAAATAGACTTATCCTTTTTATATGGATGGGGACTTGGTGAATTATTAATACAAGCAATGAGCGACATCAAAAACGGTACAAAGGATTATGAGGCTAGTGCATTGCACGAATCTGTTCTTGTTGCATTTGAAAACAGTTATAAAAAAGTAACACCTGAGAATGCCGAAGAAATGATTCACAGTATAGAATTAGAAAGAAGTCAAGGGGAGGTAAGGCATTGAGCAACGTACCAATAAAATACTCTGAGACATTCTATTCAGCACAAGGCGAAGGCAACTACATTGGTATACCAAGTTTATGGATGCGTTTCTTTTTGTGCAACCTGCAGTGTCATGGCTTTGGGCAAGAAGATCCAACTAATCCTGACACATACGAATTACCTTTTGAAGAGATTGATATTTCTAATATAACAGATGTACGTGAACTTCCTGTGTTTGACAAAGGCTGTGATAGTTCATACACATGGAGCAGAAAGTATAGACATCTGATAACAAACAGAAGTATCAAAGAAGGAGTAGATGAGCTTACCGAACTACTGCCGCATGGCAAGTTCCAGAACCCTGTTACCAAACAATGGGTACACATGGTGTTTACTGGTGGTGAGCCTCTACTTCACCCTACACAACCTGGCATAATTGGTGTGCTAGATGAATTCAAAGCACGTGATAACTTTCCCAATAATGTAACTGTTGAAACAAATGGTACACGTGAGCTCAGCGACGAACTGTTCTATTACATACAGAACAACTTCACTGACGTAAGTGGCAGAGAATGGTTTTGGAGTCTAAGTCCTAAACTGTGGAGTACTGCTGGAGAAAAACGCAAAAGAGCTATCAAACCTGACTTTGTTGGTAAGTATGCAAAGTGTACACCGCATGGTCAATTAAAGTATGTGGTAAACGGAAGTGAGGAAAGTTGGCGTGAAGTCGAAGAGAATACAAAAGCATTTCGTGATGCTGGTTGCGATTACCCTGTTTGGATCATGGGCGTCGGCGGAACCCTCGAAGGCCTCAAGGTCACCGAAGCGGATATTGCCGATGAGGCCATTGCAAGAGGATATTATTATTCCAGCCGTGTGCATGTTCACATATACGGTAATGCTATAGGGAAGTGATGTTTGAATATATTGAGAATGTATTTGATGAAACAATACTTAATCGCTACTACAAAAAGTATTTCAAAATACTAGATAGCGATCTCAGTAGTCATGACATTTGGGCAGACAGTGCAACTAAGAACAAAACACTACCTGAATGTTTTACCAGCAACTTAACAAAACAAGAACGTTATGAGTTGATAGAGTATTTGTATTCTACACCAACTTCACCTTTCTACCAAGACAACCGAATACGTAATTGTGATGTAGCAATACAAAAACTGCTACCAAATTGTAGCATACCAAAACACTCAGACACTTGTATAGGCAGTATGACGGTGTTTATGAACAAAGAGTATGACTCTTTTAATGGTGGAAAGTTTGTTTGGTATGACTCTGAAGTTGAAAAAGTGTCATACTCTGTGATACCAAAATGGAACTGTGCCGTATGGAGTTATAACAGCGGTATAGAGCATGAGGTAACTACAGTAAACAAGCATAATAGAATCACAATGCAATTTTTTATATGGGACAATAAAAAAGATGCAAAGGTACAGGTCAAATAAATGGTTGACATTGGCCAGAAAAATAGTATAATATATAAGACTAGGAGAACCTATGGCAAAGAAATTACTACCCTTTCATATGTCGCCCAAGAGTTGGGGTAAGAAAGGCAAAGACAGAGAGATTGCAGAAGCAGAATATAATCTCGAAGGCGAGAAACTACAGTTTGAATTAAACAAAATAGAAAGCAAGTACGACAGGCTAGAAGCAGATAAAATGGGCGAGCCTTATGTGAATGTTATTAGAATGGGCATTGATCCTGAGAATGTTGTGCAAGGTTATTTTGAATTAGACTGGAATGATGCATTTGTTGCAATGCTACAAGAGAAAGGTATTACTGGTCAAAGCGATGAAGATGTTGTGAACAAATGGTTTAATGCTGTTTGTAGAACAGTGTTATTACAAGAACAAGCAGACTATGATTATGGTATGCAAACAGGACAGAGAGACGATGTCATCAGGACAACAGACGCTAGACCAGAAAGCAAAGACTAAACTTGCAGTTCTAGTTCAAAAACTAGACGCGGTTGTTAACGAAGCAATAGAAGATATGGACACCAAAGAAGTTACATATATTCTAGAAAACTTCAAACAACATCTCAAATATGATGTGGGAAGAAACTTTGAGGAACGCAGGGTAGAGGACTTAAAGAAAAGTCCCTTTGATGATATACTAGGAGATATATGAACAGCAAAATTACATGGGCAGAATTAGCTCTAACTACTCCCAAAAATATTGCACAAGGTGTAAATGTTTATACATCAAAATGTGGTGGCACACCTATTAAACAAATTGTAATGAGTGCAATAACTGACATTACATTTACTAGTGACTGCTTGGTATTACCTTTACAGGCTATGGGCAGTTTAGAATATGATGGCACTACATCTCAAATGATGATGGGAGAAATACATAGCATTAAAGGCGGTACTGTTTATCGACCTAATATGGCTTTTTCAACACTTATTATACTTGGAGGCGGAGATGTCACTGGATAACTTAACTTATTCATATCATATTGTTCATTACGATAAAACTGAAATGTGGCGTGTTGTTGCTATGAATACAGTATCAAAAATTGTCAATGAGAGAACATTTAAGACAGAAGAAGAATGTAAAAAATTTATTAAGGAACAAAGTAATGGCTAACTATATACTTGTTGATAGTTTGAATATGTTTATGCGAGCCAAGCACGTAGGTGGTGGCAAAGATATTGACATGCGTGTTGGTATGGCAATGCATATCATGTTTAACAGTATTAAGAAGTGTTGGAAAGACTTCAATGGCGATCATGTAGTCTTTTGTTTAGAAGGACGTAGTTGGCGTAAAGACTTTTACCCACCTTACAAAGCAAACAGAAAGGTAGTTGCAGACAAACGCAGTCCACGTGAAATTGAAGACGATGAAATGTTCTTTGAAGCATACGATGATATGATTACATTCTTTGCAGAAAAAACTAATTGCAGTGTAATACGTTGTCCTAATGCAGAAGCAGACGACTTAATTGCTACTTGGGTGCAACAACATCCTAACGATAATCATATTATTGTAAGTACTGACAGCGACTTTTATCAGCTCATAGCACCTAATGTAACGCAGTACAACGGCACTACTGATCAAATTGTTACTCTAGGCGGCTTTCTTAATGCTAAAACAATGGAAAGAGTAATAGATAAAAAGACTGGAAAAGAAAAAGAATTACCTGACCCACAGTGGTTGCTGTTTGAGAAATGTATCAGAGGTGATAGCAGTGATAATGTATTCAGTGCATACCCTGGTGCTAGAAAGAAAGGCAGTAAAAATAAAACTGGTATGCAAGAAGCATACGAAGATAAAGAGCGAGGTGGTTTCAACTATAATAACTTCATGTTGCAGAGGTGGGTCGACCACGATGAAGTTGAACATAGAGTGAAAGATGATTACGAACGCAATCGCACACTGATCGATCTCACTCAGCAACCCGATGATATTAAAGAAGCATGTATAAATATTGTCACAGAAGCAAAGGAGTCTGAGCCCACAAACAATGTTGGTATACACTTTATGAAGTTTTGTAACAAATGGAACTTAACAAGACTGAGTGAAGCACCTACAGAATTTGGTGAGATATTTAGCAAACAAATAACATAGGTAAAAAATGGATTTAGGAAGATGGATAAACAACTGGAGAATTTGGTCACCTAAAGTGCCCAAAATTGATGATGTAGAAGAACCTAAAGTTATAGACGTCATGGAAGGCGATGTTGACCCTGAAGAAGTAACTTTAGAAAATGCATATAAAACGAGGTGGATATGGTATCACACAATACTCGCAATAGAAATACTATTGACGAACGTGCTGTTAATAGCAATACTGGCGATACTAGCGATCAAACTGTAGAATGGAGTGACGCTGATAAGGCGTTGTGGATACTACAGAATGGTCAACCTAAGTATGCTGAGATATTCGAAAGAGTAGATGACAAAGTATATTCCAGACCTAGTTGTGCTCCAGGCGATAACATACCGCCTTGGGTAAGCAAAGAAAGAAAATTATCGTATGTTACAAAGAAAAAAAGTTTTATGGAGGCACACAATGAGTTTCAAAATCAATTTACAGGACCAGCCAAAGCAGGCAACAGGTTCCTCAAGACAGACAATCATCACCAAAGGTGGATTAAAAGAGATGAGTAAAACTATGCTACAACAGATTTCAGATGTAGCATGGCTGGTACACCAAGGCGAAGAAAAGTTAGGTATCTTAAATCAAGATATACAGGGTCATTACACATACATTACTGGCAAAAGTATTGTAAAGTTTGACAGTGAAAGAGAAGTAAAAACACATTTTGGTAACACAACTTTATTCACTGAAAAAATTGGAACTCCGTTACAGACAGTAGAAAAATTCTTTATCAGAGGATACGAAGTAGATTATGAAATGCCTTTTGCTGTAGACAAAGACCATCCAGACTATGATGAACGTCTACCACTGTACACCAAGATAGAAGGCAGTGATGTTTACTATGCCGCTGGATACTATTGCATCAACTTTGAAAAAGGTTGGAAACATGCACATGGTCCTAAGTTGGCTACATTGGTCAAGTATGGTTACGAAGGTCCGTTTAAGACAGAAGATGAAATGCGTCAACGTCTCAAAGTATTAAACAGACTTAGGAGAAAACACTGTGACTGAGTATCAGCAGTTAGTGTTGAGACTAAAACACCTAAGCGATAAGAATATCGAAACTGCTGAATTCAATGTTGACTTTCTAAAACGTGCATTGAGTTTTGCTGTGGCCAACGGAAACGAAATCATGATTTCCAGTGCTAAATCAAATAAAAATATTGAGGTTGACGGTGGGAATTTTTCAGACAATTCAACCAGTGAATAAGCATTTGTCAGAAGCAGTTGAAAAGTGCTCAACTGGATTCGATCACAGAGGCGAATACAAAGTAGACTTCCCTTACAAAGTATGGTGTAACACCAGTGGCATTGCATTAAGTGCAATGAATAAAATAGATAGTGTTGCAACAGGACGTTGGGGTTGGAACTTCAAGCCTCACGATAACATGGATTATTCACTTCAAAACTGGCATGAAAGACAAGATGCTTATGTGTCATTTGAGAACAGAGAGGATGCTGTTCAGGTTGCTCTAAGCATACAATTCGATTAAATTAAAACGTGTGTTAACTGTTATTTTTGATAAATAATAGTATGGAGACAAACACACATGAGCAGACCTAAACCCACTATATTGCTTGAAGCAATAAACAAACATACATATAAAGCAGAGCAAGTCCTTAGTGCAGAAGCAATTTACAGTGTATTTCACGAAGGCAATCCTATTAATCTGCGTACCTTAAATACCTTAGTTGACTATCCTGGTCCTAAATACAAAAAAGTTTCTTTTAGTAATCCGGGTCATGCATTTAATTTAGCAGAGCGACTGAATAAGATTTTCAAATCAGAATCATTTACAGTGGTCAAACTAACACAAGGCATAGAAGTTAAAGAGTCAGACATCTAAATAAATACTAGTATGCGGAACAATTTGCATACATACATTTTAGAACAGGTAAAAGATAACGTTATAAAATCACTAACCTCCTTGCACGGTGAACAAAAGTATACCGACCAAGACCTCCTACGCATCCTATTCAAAAACTATCGCATCAAGAACGGCGAGCATAATGGGTTACTGCTAACATATTTTGGACATAAAGCATTAGCAAGAGTATTTGACTGTTATTCTTATCAAATAAACTTTCAAGACAAGACAAAAAAGATGAAAAAAACAAAGCATAGCACTCTAATAGCACTTGACAAAAATATGAAATGGCCTTATTATATAGGTAAAAAGTATGTCACATTTTTCAGTGAAGATGATGCAAGTTGGTTTAGACTTTCAGGTAGTGACATAAACGACTTTTCCGGATACGTATAGGAGTTACAATGGACACTTTGATGCTAAACAAAGATGCATCACCTATTAGTATTTTGCCTCTCAGTGCTGTAGGATGGCAAGATGCAATTAAATACATGTGGTTGGATAGAGTAACAGTACTTGAATGGTATGACGATTGGGTAGTGAGATCTCCCAGTTGGGAAACACGAGTACCAGCAGTAATGATGGTAAAAGATTATGTACGAAAAAGCACATATCCACGTTTTAGCAAATACAATGTTACACTGAGAGATAAGTTTACTTGTCAGTATTGTACAACGCCTGTAGCACTATCTAATGTCACAATGGATCATGTATATCCTGTAAGTATGGGTGGCTCTACTTGTTGGGAGAACATTGTAGCAAGTTGTATGAAATGTAATACCACCAAAGGCTCCAAACTAATCAAACCAAGACGCGAACCTTACAAACCAACTTACTATGAGTTGGCTAACATAAGAAAGCAATTACCGTTTGATATCAAACATCCTAGTTGGGAAAACTACATCTAAAAAAAAGGTTGACAATACCTAAAACTCATGTATAATGTGTAACATGCTTAGGAATAAACCTATGCATATTGTTAAACTAAGGTAAAATTAGGAGGTCATATGACTACAACTACTACTTTAACTAAAGAGCAAAAAGTATTAAACGCTCTACAAGAAGGAAGAACTCTTTCATCTGCACAGATGAGAGCATTCTTTGGAACCGGTAACCCACAAGCGGTTATCCAATCACTAAGATTCAAAGGATTTCCAATCTATTTGAACACAGTGACTGACACCAAAGGCAGAAGCAGAAACGTTTATCGTTTAGGCACTCCTTCAAGAGCAGTAATTGCCGCTGGATACAAAGCGATCGCAAACGGCTCCGTCTAAATCCAGTTCAGGAACAGAAAAAGAGGGCATTCCGCCCTCTTTTTTTGAACTTTTTTACACTAATTTATTTTCTCCAGTTAAATCAAGCACTTACAAGACATCAAAACGGTTGACAATATCCAAAGATTTGCTATACTATATTCATAGTTAGGAAAAAGGAGTAACACATGGACTTACAAGTAAAACCCAGCTCAGTTACAAACATTGTAAACAGAGCTTTTCAAGCAAATCGACCTGTCTTTATCTGGGGTCCTCCAGGTATTGGTAAGTCAGATATTGTTCAACAAATTACTGACTCTCTCGGTAATTCACTAATGATAGACATGCGTTTGGCACTTATGGAGCCAACTGACTTGCGTGGCTATCCTTTCCGTAACCCGGAAACAAACACTATGGAGTGGGCACCGCCTGCAGATCTTCCAAGCGAAGAGTTGGCTAGCCAATACGACAACATTGTTTTGTTCTTAGATGAGCTTAACTCTGCACCTCCAAGTGTACAAGCGGCGGCTTACCAACTTATCCTAAACGGTCGAGTTGGTCAATATGTTCTTCCAAAGAATACAAAAATTGTAGCCGCTGGTAACAGAGAAACAGACCGCGGTGTAACATACAGAATGCCTGCACCGTTGGCTAACAGGTTCCGTCATGTTAACATGGCTGTTGACTTTAGCGATTGGCAAGTATGGGCTATGAAGAACCAAATTCACCAAGACGTAATTGGTTACCTTTCATATGCCAAGCAGGATCTATTTGACTTTGATCCTAAGACCAGTTCACAGTCTTTTGCTACTCCACGTTCTTGGAGTTATGTAAGCGAAATCCTCAGTGTAGATGATTTCGATTCTGCAAACGTCACAGAGCAAAAAGCAGAAATTGCTGGTGCTGTTGGTGAAGGTATGGCAGGCAAGTTCCTTGAGCACAGACGTGTTGCTGGTAAACTGCCTCACCCACAAGACGTGATGGACGGTAAAGTTAAGAAACTTAACGATGAGATCTCAAAAGAAATCTCAGCCAAATACAGTTTGGTTGTTGGTCTCACTTATGAGATTGCTGAGCTTCACAAAGAAAACAAAGGTGGTAAAGAATTCAAGACTGCCTTTAACAATGCTGTTAGGTTCTCATACGATAACTTTGAGCCTGAAATGGTTATCTTGTTGTTCAAGACAATCATGACAGACTACAAGATCAAGTTCAATATCCGAACAGATCTAGACAAGGATGTGTACAAAGTATTCTCAGAAAGATACACCAAGTACATTGTAGACTAATCAGTTTTAGCACTGGGCACCTACTACTCCTCCTACCTAACTGTCTCAGTGCTATCGACCCCTCTTCGGAGGGGTCACCCTTTTACGCCAACTATCCTTTTTTAGGTTGACAAACCCTCAAAATTTGCTATAATATACACATAAGGTTAGGAGAATTTCATGAGCAAAGACATACAAAAAAGAGCATCAGAAGTAACAGAAGTTGTAATACCTGAAACTACAAAGACTTCTGCACAGATTGAAGATACACTGATTGGCTCTCGTATTAAAATGCTGATTAACCAGCCGTTCTTTGGTAACCTAGCAACTAGGTTACACTTTGTTGACGCCACTGCTTGGTGTCCTACACTTGCTACTGACGGTAGAAACTTTTACTACAACCGTAATTTTGTTGCCGCATTGAGTGACGAAGAAGTAGTATTTGGCTTTGGTCATGAAGTTCTCCATTGTGTATATGATCACATGAACAAGGACATGATTGGTAGCCGCGACAGACGTCTTTGCAACATTGCACAGGACTACGTTATCAATGCAGACTTGATCGAGGCTGGGGTTGGCGAACAAATTAAACTCGTTCAAATTTGTCATGATTGGAAGTATCGTGGTATGCATTGGCTAGAAGTGTATGACGAACTGTTCCGTCAAGCAGAAGAAGAAGGTCGTGTTATTGAGGTTGGTACACTTGATATGCACATGGACGGCATGGGTTCACCTAGTGATGGAGACGGCGAAGCAAAAGATCAGCCTGGTGAAGGCAACAATGATGGTACGCAAGGTCCTATTGTTTACAGCGAAGACGAGCAAGAAACAATTAAAAACGAAATGCAAAATGCTGTAATGAATGCCGCTAAGGCAACAGGAGCAAGTAACTTACCAGCAGGTGTTAAGAGACTGCTTAAAGATCTTCTTAACCCTCAACTGGATTGGCGTGAGCTTCTTGCAATGCAAATTCAGTCAGTGATCAAAAGCGACTACACTTTTGCAACACCTTCACGTAAAGGACTTGACGCAGGCATTTGGTTACCTGGTATGGATCGTGAGCAAACAATTGATATTGCTATTGGACTTGACATGTCAGGTTCTATCCTAGACGAAATGGCACGTGACTTCCTTTCAGAAGTAAAAGGTGTTATGGATCAGTACACTGACTTCAAGATTCACTTGTTTTGCTTTGACACTGAAGTACACAATCCACAATCGTTTACACAAAACAACATGGAAGAGTTCATGGAGTATGAACTTGCAGGTGGTGGCGGTACTGAGTTTGATTGCTGTTTCAACTACCTGAAGGAAGAAGGCATTGTGCCTAAGAAGTTTATCATGTTCACAGATGGTTATCCTTGGGGTAGTTGGGGTGATGAATCATACTGTGACACACTGTTTGTGGTACACGGTGGCGGCTATGGTGAGCCTCCTGTAGCACCTTTTGGTATCACTGTACCTTACAATAGAGAGGAGGCATAATGGCAACAGATTTTACACCAGAAGTATTGCATTCAGTTTTTACTGAATTAAAGCAAAGGAAAGGCAAGTTAAGTAAAACAAAGTTCTGTGCAGACTACCTGGGTGTAGGGCCAGAACTACTCTATGTAAACAAACATAGAGGAATAGGATTCTCAGACAGTTCAATCAGTAGATGCTGTAGAATGCTTAACCACGATAAGCACACAGATTTATCAGAAAAACTAGTAGAGTATTTGGTTACTCCTAGAGATAATGAGTTAGAGGAGAAAAACGATGAGTAAGAAGTATGCTCTAATTGAAGGCTATGGCAAAATGATTGTACCAATTAGCCTGTTAGAAAAAGTCACATCACAATGTTACATGGGTAGCACAAGGTGGACCGAGGACGACGGCGAAGTGCTAACTGAAGTTGGTAACATTGGTAAAGTTATAATCATTGATCAAGATGATATTGACAATGCCAAAGTACAAATGGCACTATCAGGAGATTGACAAATCTCCTTTTTTTGCTATAATATGTGTATAGTTAGTTAGGAGTAGATACATGCAACCTTGGGAAATAATACAAAAATTAGAATCAGATAACAGCAGACTATTCAAAGAGTCTGTTGTTGCTGATTATATTGCTGAAGCAGATTTTAGACATGGATTACAATGGGCACTTAATCCTTTAGTTACATTTGGTGTGCAACAAGTTCCTGTTAGTGAGACAGATGGTAAAGGCATTACTGATGCAGACTTTTATAAACTTGCTGAAGGTTTGCATGAAAGAGAATTAACTGGACATGCGGCTCGTGATGCGATTCAAGATTTATGTGATCAAGCAACTAATGAGCAATGGAACGATTGGTATAGAAGAATACTAATTAAAGACCTCAGATGTGGTGTTAGTGTAAAAACAGTTAATGGTGTTGCACCTAATACCATTCCTGTGTTTGGTTGTATGTTAGCACACGATGGTGCTAAACACCCTAAGAAGATCACAGGTTCATGCTTTATCGAATACAAATATGATGGTGTACGTGTTATTGCTATTGTGCAAAACGGTTCTGCTACATTGTATTCACGTAATGGCAAGATACTTGCTAACTTCCCTCACATTGAAGAAGCACTCAGCAAGCCTGAGTTTGAAGGACTTGTATTTGATGGTGAAGTAATGAGCGAAGACTTTCAAACACTTATGAAGCAAGTACACAGAAAAGAAGGTGCTCAAACTGAGGACAGTTACCTAGCAATCTTTGACATGCTTACACTAGAAGAGTTTAATGCCGGTGGCACTGACATGTCAGCATTTCATAGACGTGAACGTGTTATCAACATGATGCCTTACTTTAATTACAGACTGCAACTTGTACAGGCTATTAATTTAGACTTAGACACCGAAGAAGGCCAGGATGCCTTTCAACGTATGAACAAACAAGCCATTGATGAAGGCTACGAAGGCTTAATGATCAAGCCAATACACGAAGGTTACAAGTGTAAACGTTCACATGCTTGGTTAAAGATCAAGCCGTTTATTGAAGTGTCGCTTACTGTAACAGCACTAGAAGAGGGCACAGGGCGTAACAAAGGTTTACTTGGTGCTCTTGTTGTAGAAGGTGAGGACGACGGCAAGTTCTTTAGAACTAATGTAGGCAGTGGACTTACAGATGAGAACAGAGAGCAGATTTGGGCTAACCAAGATGCTGTTATTGGACAAGTTGTAGAGATTAGAGCAGATGCCGCTACACTTAATCAAGACAGTGAGGATGTGTACAGCCTACGTTTCCCTCGATTCATGCGATTCAGAGGTTTTGAAATTGGCGAGAAAATATAATGTTAAAAAAATTTGCTGACTGGTTAGAAATATGTAAAGTGCATTGGAAAGAAATCTTTGCACTTTCTTTTGTTATGCATTTTATATTTGACTGGTTCGTATTCTTAGCAGGATTTTTAATTGGCAGATATCTGTGAAAGACGTAACAGTACAATTCAATAAACTTAATGAACTTGACGTAGAATTACTAAAAGGTTCAGCCGAATTAGTTACTATGATTAAAAATTCTGTGGTAATTACTTGTGACGATGACACTTTTTACGAACTGCAAGACTTTGTTGATGCACATTCAGAAGGCATTTGGTTTGTGAAAAAGTCACCTTACTATCAGCATAAGTTTTATTTTTTAGAGATAATGGATAGGGAAAACTTGCTGACTAAGATTGCACAGGTAAAATTAAGCAATGGCGAGTAACGATTATAACTTTTCTGTATACGACAACGTACTAAACGAACAACAAATAGAACGTTGGGAAAAGTTTTACACAACAGAAGCAGATTTCTCGTGGAACAAGATTGATAGTAAACGTGAGGGCAAATACTTTTTACAAAACACAGGTTGGACTATTAAACGTACTGTAGAGATGTTTAACACAGACGAATGGATAGAAACGTACATAAAGCCTGTAATGCCTCAAGTAAAAATGACTAACTTCCATGATGCATACGTAAATGCTCTCATCAAAGGTGATGACTTTGCTAGACACAGAGACATTGATCCTGATGATGTAAGAGATGATCAATACTATGTGAGTTGTATATTGTATTTGAATCCTTACATTGAAGAAACAGCAGACTGTGGTACTGAAATGGGAGACGAAGTTGTGCCATACAAGTTCAACAGGCTAGTTGTATTTGATGGCAGAATAATGCACAAGCCACTAGCACCTGTAACAGACGACATTAGACTGTCTTTTTACACCAGTTTTACTAATTGTTTTAAGGTTAGATTCAATGAACACACCGTAGCACATAGAAATCCTTGGCACAGAAGCACAATAATTAACCAGAAATTCATTGATCAAGAATAGTAGTTCATTAAATACTACTATAAATAATTTACCATTTACACATAAGGAGCAGACAAAATGGCAAAAGAAGAAGTAACAAACGTCGAAGAGCAGGTAGAAGCACCTGTAGAAGGACAAGAAGAAGGTGCCCCTGCACCTGAAAGTATCAGTCTAAATGACTTACAATTACTTGCACAAATTGTAGATTTAGCAAGTCAACGTGGTGCATTTAGAGGGTCTGAACTATCACAAGTTGGTAGTATCTTTGACAAACTAAACGCATTTTTAGGTTTTGTTGCAGAGCAACAAGCCGCTAACGCAGAAGCCGAAGAAGGCGAGGGAGAGCCTGAAGCACCTGCAGAAGGAGAATAATATGGCAGAAATAATGAAGCACGTTGGAGTTTATGGAGGCAAGCCTTGTGTGGTTGTTTTCCGTGAAGTTCCTAATGAGCCAGAGAATTGCTTAATTGTACTAAGTGGTGGGCTCGAAGAGAATAAGCATGATGACCTTATGCAAATAGTATCAAGTGCTGAAGGACAAGGTGCTAGAGATATCTCAGAAGTATTGGCAAGACGTCAATATACTACAGGTGAACAAGTACTTAATGACTTGCATTTTACTAAGAAACTTGTTAAAGTTCCTGTAAGTCAAGTAAGCCTAACACCTACACCTAGCCAACAGATTCCACTAAGTGAAGTTAATGCAGAGATTCGCAAGATTGATGCAGACATCAGAGATGTTAGAGACCCAGCAGTTGCTAACCAAGTTGCAAATGCAGAAGCACCAATTATGGAAAGCTCAGCAGATGTAGCACAAGCAGAAGCACCTGTTGTTGAAAATCAAGACCCTAGTGAAATTGCAAAGGGATTGATTGCTCAAGCAGACTTAATGGAAGAAGATGGAAACCGTATGCTACAAGATGCAGACTTAAAAAGAGAAGAAGCATACGCATTAGACCCTAAACTTAGAGGTCCAGGAAGACCAAAAAAAATCGCTAAATAAGTGTAGTACACTAAAAAGGAGACACCGGTGAGCAAGTCTGCCCCACAGGTCATGTTGTTAGGTAAAGGCAAAAGTGACCATTCTGAAGAGATGTCTAATTTAATAGACGAACTCAAGCCAGAAAACATTCCGGCTCAATTTTTAGAAGGTGTATACATTATTACACATAGTGGTAAAAAGTATCAAATAGATCCTCAATTATATAAGGACTCAGGTCTAAACTATAAAAACATTGGGGACTATTTGGATACTCTTAAACTCAATATCGAAGAACAAGCAGAAAAAGTCGAAGTCGTAATTGACCTCGACGCTACTAAAAAGATTCTATCTAGAAACGTTAAGTCCTTAACTGATATACTAGAAAGCGACTAAAAGCCAGCACATTAAGACGTATGTGAGAAAGTGTGCTAGTTGATCTACGCCGTGCATAATCCAATACTGATGATCATTTGGTGTTAAAGGTGGGTTAGCCATTGCTAAACTACTGCTTTTGATATAATCTACATGATAGTGCAAAATACCATCAAGTATGAACCCAATTCCTAATGCAGGCCAAAAGCCTACTCCTGCACTCCACAATACAATAAAACTACCAATACCATGTAAGCCTGCATGAAGCATGCCTCCGTCGCCACCATAAATGTGTTTGTCTTTGAATTGAAATTTGGTTTGAACAAAATAGTCAAATACGTAATGTTTGACCATTAATCCTATTAATAGAGCGATATCCATTAAGTGTGTCCTCCTGTCTACTGTTTGTATTTATTACTTGTAACCAATTTGCATAAATCGAGTATAAACTGGTGTTTCTAGACTGCCAACAAATAATGTATTGCTTAGTGGATATTTTGATTGCATGTCTTCGATGCTTTCACAGATGTTTATGTGTCCATCAAAGTCCGGAGAGTTATTTGTTTGCATAACAATCAACTGCTCATTACTAGCAGTGTCAAACCAAGATGTATCCATGTGTTCACAACTGGTGTTTATAACTACAGTAGGTGTAAAATTAATAAGCTCTCCGCCTGTTTGAAACTCTAATTCACATGTATCAAGCATGGATACATCTGCTACGACACCTTTATACTTCCAGTTGTCCTCTACATATTTTCTATTGAATATTTCGCTTTTACTTACTGCAACTGGATCTATGTCGAATCCGTATATACGTTTGATTGCAAATGAATCATAGAGTAGTGGTACCAAACTACCAATCCAACAACCTAACAATGCCCATTGTGTGTTAGACTGTATTGGTACCACTTGTAAACGATTCTTTAACCAAATTTTACTTGCCATTTGTCCTAGGCTAAAAGCATCTTTTGGGTATAGTTGACTGTTAACTAACTCTACATAACTTGGCTTAAAAGCACCTAATTCGTCACTCCAATTGCGTACTTCGTCCCATGTTTTGAGAGTTGTTTTATTCATTGGCTTCTTTATATCTGTTTTCTAACCACTCGTAGTCGTTGATTTTTGCAAGTCTAACAGGCTTGTTGATGTTCTCTTTTGCATACACTGTACCTGCTTGTGCTCCTGCTCTAGCGGCTTCTCTGAATTCTGCGTCTTTAGCAGGGTTCATCCATTGTGATAAACGTTGTATGCTTTCATTATCTGCATTTACAGTTAACTTAACACACTCTCTGAATGCACCTCGCCATGTAGCAAATTCGTCTGTATTGAACTTGGTTGTACATGCTATCTCAGGCATTAGTTTGAATCTACTGCTAAGTCCTGTTGTAAAGTCAAGTCCCCAACTGGTTGCATCTAGTACTTGTTTAGTGTTAAACAACTTGATACCACCATAACCATAGTCAGTGCCTGTAATAGGATTACGTGCTTGCCATACATGAACAACCTCTTGATCATATACATCTGGAATATAACTAAAGTCAAATTCATCGTCTACCATACTATCAGCATCTACTACCCAGAACATCGAAGTGCCTACTTGCTTTGCGGCTTCTTGGTGTGCAGAGAAAATTCCGTCGATGTCTCTTACCCACACCGCATGTGGAAACCTCGCTTGTAGACGCTTATATGCGTTCTCAGCATAGGTTTCGTGGTATGATAAGAACACAATATCGTATGGTTTGTATGTGCTACCCGGCTCTCTAACATACTGTAGACCACGAATCTTGTTTAGGAATATCTGATCTGTGGTTAGATCACTGTAGTCTTTGTTAGTAGGCCATAGGCGCAATCCACCATAACTGTGTGTCTTTTCTGTGTGTGGATTGAGTCTTTGCCACACGTGAACTTTGTCTATGTTGTTCAATTGTGGCATAAAACTATCATCAATTACTTCTGTGTACACATCAACATCTGTGTCTGTTGTCCAAGCAAACGAATGCCCTTGTTCTTTGTGTTCATTAATTTGTTTGACAAATTCATCTCTGTCTGTAACAGTTGCCATATCAATAATAGGAAATGCTGTTGTTGTACTTGCTACAATATCTACTTGCTTTAAGTTGGCAAAACTGTTGTTTGTTACTTCTTTTATACCTAAACCATGCTTACCTGCAAAGGTTCCTTTAGGTACAAGTCTAACGTTTCTGTATTCATCTTGTGCTGTACGGAACACATGAACTGTTTTCTCTTCCCATTTATTTGGTGAGAACTTGTAGTTCCAGCCTGGGAATCGTTTGGTAAACGGATCAATTAACCAGTACATACTGCTTGTACACTTTTTATCAAATTCTTCTGCCTGCTTGATGTAATCGTGTGCAGGATCAATAACACACATTTCAAATATGCGTTGTGTACTACCTACTTCTTCTAACAGCAATTGATTCTCAATCTCACTGGTACGAAGCATTTCGTCTGTGAACTGTTTGGTAGGCTTGAAACTAGTTGGGAACAATCTTAGACCACCATAACCGGCTACTTTACCATCCTCTTCGTTAACACGTTGCCAAACATGTACACGATTGTGATTATCAAGTTTAGGAGAATAACTGCTGTAAATTAATGCACGTTTTTCTTCTACGTCTGGATCAATAACCCAAACATACTCTGAGTTTTTGTGTTTTTCAAGTATCTCTTTGAGCTCACCAACTGTGACATCTGTAAATCTCTCCACTGGCCATAGACTTGGTTTTACATTGATAGTGTCTAGCACTTTCAAAGGTGTAAAACTGTTGTTCGCTATATCTTCTACAGACATGTCGTTTGGATATGTCTCTTTGGGGTATAGTCGCACATAGCGATTTTGGTTTGTGGTTTCAAACACATGCACAGTTGATTTGTCCCACTGATTTGGCAAGTAATGAAGTTCTTCCTCATCGATTTCTACACCTGGATCTATCACCCAATACATGCCTGCTTCAGTCTTAACATCAAAGTCATTCAACTGCGTAACCATTGCTTCGCTGTCAGTGATTTGATATACTGGATAAGTGTTTAACACACTGCCTGGTTCTTCTATGTAACGTTGTGATTCACAATCACTTGTTACTAATTGTTCTGTTGTTACTTCGTCTAAATCAAAGTTTGTAGGCCATAAACGCAATCCAGCATAGTTAATGATGCTGTCTTCTTTGTCTACACACTGCCATACATGTACTTTAGTTGGATCGATTGGCATATTAAATAACTGTGGATTACCGTCCGGGCTATAAAGTTCTCCCATTACCGTACTCTTTGCTTGAACGTCCGGGTCTACACTCCATATGAATTTGTGTCCTTGTTCCTTATAACTGTTCAACAATGAACGCATTTTCTCCACAGTGACATCTTCCCATTTTGTAAATTTATGTACTAGCCAACTTTCTTGTACACTAGCAACTTGATCAATAAGTTTAATATCAGGGAAACTGTTATAACTTACATCGTCTGCTGTAAATCCATGCTCACCATGGAAAAGATGTGTAGGATATAATCTTACATTTCTGTAGGTTCCTGCGTTAGTACGGAACACATGAACCGTGTTTATATCCCAACGGGTTGGGTAGTAATCAAACTCAAAGCCTGGTTCCAGTACTGTGAGCGGATCGACTGCCCAAAACATTTCTGCTTTGCACTCTCCTGCAATATTTTCTAATTGTGTAATGATATCACTGGCCATATCCAAGTTCCAAACAGGAATAGTTTTCTGTGTACAGCCTGGCTCAGCCATATATTCACAGTTTTTAATATCATTCAGTCTCAATTGATCTGTAGTAATTGAACCTACATTAAAATCTGTACTCCAAAGTCTTACACCAGAGTTGCTAAGTACTTCTCCTTTATCATTTACACGTTGCCATGCAACAACTTTGCCTGAGAACTCTGTGGTTTGTTCTTGATTAAGTGTTTGCTTGAATACTTTGGTAATTGCTTTTACATCTGGGTCTACTGTCCAAACATAAGGCACACTGTTGTTTTTATTTGAAGCAAGTATCTTACCTAGCTCAGCAACATTGAACTTTTCAAATTCAACTACAGGATATGTAGGCAACTTACTT